TCTTGTGGAATCTGGCAGCACAGCTCCAATGGCTCCGTTCCCGGCATCAATGGCCGCGTGGATATGGACTGGTCTTATCAGGACTTTCCGTCAGTCATCATTGACGGCGGGTTTAACGGATACTCGAAATCAACTGACAATACTCCTACTCCCGTCGCTTCGAAAACCGTTGATGAGCTGGCGCAGGAAGTGCTCGCCGGGATCTGGTGCAACGGCGAAGAACGTAAAAATCGTCTTTCTGCTGCCGGTTATGATTATGATTCCGTGCAGACCAAGGTGAACGAGCTGTGCGGTGTCCATAATGAACCTTTGCCTGTTTATTACACCGTGAAGTCAGGCGATACGCTTTCTGCCATCGCCCACCAGTACGGTACAACGGTTTCTGCTATCCAGTCCATGAACAGCTCACTGATTCAAAATGTGAATCTGATTCTGGTCGGCTGGAAGATCAGAGTGAAATAACCATACATCCAGTTTCTCGCCTGCGAGTGTTCCTTTTTGGAATACCCGCAGGCTTTTTTTTATTTTCCTCCGCTCAAATTGCCCGTTCATCTCCAGTGGGAAATTGGAGGTGGATAAGTTATGACAGACAATAATACAAGTGCTCCATCTGGATATTTCACACAGGAGCGCATTCAGGGAGACCTTGACTATAAAAGAGCTCAGTCCATCGCGAAAATGATGCTTGATTCCGGGCTCATATCCGTTGCTGAATTCAACAAATTATCGGACATTAATCTTGAAACTTTCTCTCCCCTGTTCGCGGAAATATATCCGAAAAATGCTTGATGTGTAGACGCTTTAGAGTGATGTATAGACGTATGGAAAGGAGGGACAAGATTGAAAAAGATAACGAAAATCGCAGAAATAACAAGCCCCAAGATAAACATCAAAAAAATACGAGTCGCCGCCTATTGCCGCGTCTCTACAGATTCAGATGCCCAGCTTGAAAGTCTGGAAGCCCAGAAAACGCACTATGAGAATTACATCAACTCCCGTAACGATTGGGAATTTGCCGGGCTTTACTATGACGAAGGAATCACCGGCACCAAAAAGGATAAGCGGCAAGAACTGCTTCGGCTCATTGATGACTGCAAATCCGGTAGAGTCGATTTCATAGTAACGAAGTCCATCAGCCGGTTCAGCCGCAATACCACAGATTGCCTCGAACTGGTAAGACAGCTTCTCGCCCTGCATATCCCCATTTTCTTTGAGAAAGAAAACATCAACACCGGGTCTATGGAGAGTGAGCTTTTTCTTGCCATCCTCTCAAGTATGGCAGAAGGTGAATCGGTCTCCATTTCGGATAACAGCAAATGGTCTATCCAGAAACGTTTTGAAAACGGAACCTTTAAGGTAAGTTATCCGCCATACGGCTATGACTGGAACGGCGAGCAAATGCTCATCAACCCAGAACAAGCAGCGGTCGTGAAGGAAATATTTGCTGCTGCCCTTTTAGGAAAAGGTACAAGCAGCATTGCCGCAGATTTGAATCTGCGTAGCGTCCCTACCAAGCGAAACGGTAAATGGACATCTACTACGATTCGCGGAATGCTCTCTAATGAAAAATATGTAGGTGACTGTATTTTCCAGAAGACCTTCTCCGATTCTGCTTTCAACCGGCACAACAACCACGGTGAAAAAGATCAGTATATGGTTTCTAATCATCATGAGGCAATTATCCGTCGCGAGGATTTCGAGGCTGTCCAAGCGCTTATCCATCAGCATTCAGCTGAGAAAGGCATCGTCAAAGGAAGCGAAAAGTATCAGAAACGCTATGCTTTTTCCGGCAGGATCGTCTGCGGAGAATGCGGTGATACCTTCAAGCGCAGGATTCATACCTGCACCGTATACAAATATACAGCATGGAGCTGCAACACTCACATTCTGGATAAGCAGAAATGTTCTATGCTCTACGTCAAAGATGAAACCATAAAGCAAGCCTTCTGTACTATGATGAATAAGCTGATTTTTGCCCACCGGATAATTTTAAAGCCATATGTTGATGCGCTGAAGAACATGTCCACTGATGACTCACTGCGACGAATTCAGGAAATAGAAACTTTACTGGCCCAGAATACGGAAAAGCGTGAAACGCTGACGCGGCTCATGACGCAGGGAATCATTGATCAGATTCTTTTCAACAAGGAAACCAATGAACTGCTTTCGCAGGCAGACAGCTTTCGCAGTGAAATTAATGCCCTGAAAAATACAGTTTCCGGAGATGTCACAAAAGTCACCGAGGCAACCGCACTGCTGCGCTTTGCAGAAAAAGGCGGAATGATACCTGCCTTTGATGAAGAACTATTCGAAAAATATGTAAACCGCATTATTATTCGCTCCAGAAATGAAGCATGCTTCGAGCTGAAATGCGGTCTGACACTAAAGGAAAGGATGTGATGATATGGGGCACACACCATACGGCTATAAAATTGAAAATGGATGCGCCATCATCGACGAGGAAAACGCAGACAAAATCCGTAAGCTCTACAGTAATTATCTTACCGGTATGGCACTCGCCAAGGCTGCCTCGGAAGCCGGAATCGACACTTACCACGGCACAGCCAAACGCATGATGGAAAACAGGCACTATCTTGGCGACGACTTCTATCCGGCGATTATTGACAAGGAAATCTTCGAAAGTGCTGCAGCGGAGCGTATCAAACGTGCAAACAAGCTCGGCAGACTGAATCACAAGAGAGTGATAAAACCATCTGTCGTCCCGACGTACTTCCACCTTGCTGCCGCTGTGCAGCATTATGACGATCCGAGACTGCAGGCTGAATACCTCTACAGCCTCATTGAAAGCGAGGCGGTTTGATGGGTAACGTTATGGTCATTCCGGCCAGACGCCAGGTCGGAAATACAGTTAAGAAATCGGAACAGCCTAAGCTCCGCGTTGCAGCCTACTGCCGAGTCAGCACGGATTCTGATGAACAGGAAACAAGCTATGACGCACAGGTCACCCACTACACAGAGTACATTCAGAAAAATCCGGAATGGGAGCTGGCAGGAATCTTCGCCGATGACGGCATCTCCGGTACCAACACAAAGAAGCGTACGGAATTCAAGCGTATGATCGACGAGTGCATGGCCGGAAACATTGACATGATCATCACAAAATCCATCAGTCGGTTCGCCCGCAATACTCTTGACTGCCTGCAATACATCCGGCAGCTCAAGGACAAGAATATCCCGGTTTACTTCGAAAAGGAGTCAATCAACACAATGGATGCCAAAGGCGAAGTGCTGATCACGATTATGGCGAGTCTTGCCCAGCAGGAAAGTCAGAGCCTTTCGCAAAACGTAAAGCTCGGTCTGCAGTACCGCTACCAGCAGGGAAAAGTTCAGGTCAACTACAATCGTTTCCTCGGATACACGAAGGACAAAGATGGACACCTGGTTATTGATCCGGAACAGGCTGAGATTGTGAAGCGCATTTACAGGGAGTACCTCGAAGGCTACAGCATGGACAAGATCGCCGCCGGTCTGGAAGCTGACGGCATTCTCACCGGTGCCGGGAAAGAAAAATGGCACACGAGCACGATCAACAAGATTCTTCGAAATGAAAAGTACATCGGAGACGCCCTGCTGCAAAAGACCTATACCACCGACTTCCTTACCAAGAAACGGATCAAGAACAATGGCACGGTGCCTCAATACTATGTGGAGGATGACCATGAGGCCATTATACCGAAAGAGCTCTTCATGCAGGTGCAGGCGGAGCTTGTCCGTCGCCGGGTAGTCCACGTCAGCCCGACAGGCAAGAAGCGCAGTTTCTCCTGCAATCACTGTTTTGCACAGATGGTTTTCTGCGGTGACTGCGGTGAGCTTTACCGGCGCGTTCACTGGAACAACCACGGCTGCAAATCCATCGTCTGGCGCTGCATCAGCCGTCTGGAACCGGGCTCCGCAGACACAAACTGCACCAACCGGACGGTTAACGAGCTCCTGCTGCAGGAAGTCACGGTCACAGCCATCAATCAGATTTTGACAGAGCGCGGCACCTTCCTAAAACAGTTGCAAGCCAATATCGCCAAGGCTGTAGTCAGCGCTGACACCCTCTCGCCGGACGGCATCCAAGCTCGGCTGGAAGAACTGCAAAAAGAGCTCATCAAGAAGGCAAACAACAAACAGGATTACGATGCCATCGCTGACGAAATCCTCAGACTCAGGGAACAGAAGGAACAGTCCGAGGTCGACAGCCACCACCGGGAAGAAGCCATGAACCGGATCAAGGAACTGCAGGACTTTATCTCCAAGCAGAAAACAGACATCACAGAGTTCGACGAAGCTCTGGTAAAAAAGCTCATCGAGAAGATCACCGTCTTTGCCGACCACTTCACTGTGAAATTCAAATCCGGGCTTGCAATCGATATCGAAGAATAATACCATAGACGCAAAAACACCTCCGAGCCATGATTGGTTCAGAGGTGCTTTTGTCATTATGCCGCTCCCCGCCGCCTTTGATGGCAGTGTGGGAGCCTTGCTTTATGCTTTTCATTTTCCTGTATGATTTCCCGGCGATGAATACGATTACGGCAGTCCACACAATCCCATTTATTTTTTAATATTCAACTCTATTACGTCCGTTACTTTTAGCCAAATACAGCTTTTCATCAGCATGTTTTATCAACTCGTCAATGCTCTCACTTTCTGGTGATTTTAAGTAATGAATACCGAAGCTTGCAGTTATGTTAAATTGCTTGCCATTATATTCGATTACAGATCTTTCAATTGACTTTCGCATACATTCGGCTATTGACTTTGCAGTCTCAAGATCGGCTCCAGGCATGCAAATCAGAAACTCTTCTCCACCATATCTTGCGACCCAGTCAATTTCTCTTTTAAGACATCCGGATATTGTTATGGCAACATTTTTTAGAGTCTGATCACCGGCAGGATGTCCGTAATTATCGTTAACAGCTTTAAAATAATCAATGTCAGCCATAATTATAGATATTTCTTTTGATAAAAGCTTAGCGTTCAAAAGATCAACAGGTAGCTTTTCCATAATATATCGTCGGTTATACAGCCCCGTAAGTTGATCTTTAAAAGCAAGTTTGTTCATACTATCAATAAGCGCATGAATTCCTGTCAATTCATTACCCTTATCGTCAAGCGATTCAAAAAATAAACTGTTTGTAATATCTTTGAGAATCTCGACTACAACCTTTCTGTTATCTAAAATATAGGGGACTGCAGTCACTATGTATGTTTTGTCTTTTCTATACTCAATTTTTACATATGTCGTGTTGTCGTTATAAGCCCTCATGGAGATGCAATTATCGCACACTTTGTTTTTACCCCAAAAATCAAAACAGTGGATGTTGTTAATTAGAACCTCCTTGTTTCCGTACTCAATAACTCTTTTTTGTAAAGGATCTACAATTCGCGTAAAATCACTGAGTTTACTAAATAACTCACCATTGGTTAAATAATCATTAATATTATTTTCCATACATACCTTCCTTTGTAAAAATTATAATTTCCTATCCATGAACATAAACAATAGAAACGTAACAAAAATCATGGATAAATAACAGATACATTCAACCCGACCACACAAGCCCGGGTTTTTCAAAAAACATCTAAATCGACCACACGCGAACCTCTGACATCTAAACTGACTACTCGCCAAGCACTGACATCTAAATCGCTCTGTCACAAGGTTTTAAGCTCGTTTTGACATGTTCCCTCGAAGTAAGAATCAGGCAATTTCCGAGCGGTGGTTTTTATGGCAAAAACCTTGAAATGCCCTTATTTCAAGCCCTTTTTTACGGCTGATTTTCAACCCTTGACATCAATACTACCGTCTCGACGTGGCACGATT